TGACACCCTCATAACCTTAATTAAGCAAGTGAAACTGTTAGGTTTCCTGAACTTACTTGGAAAGTATCGCCTGATTCAATAGTTTTTGAAGTTGTAACTGCACCGTAGAACAGTACGTTTCCGCTTGTTGAAGCATCCATTACTGCAACGTGAGTAATAGTTCCCCAGTTAGCAGTTGCCGCTGAAAAAGTTACAGTTGCATCTGTAGATGCTGAACCTGAACTTGCCGCACCAAATGATACTGTTTGTCTACCATAACCAGTAGATGATGTTGAAATCTCTGCTGATGGTGAGTTAGACTCTAAACCTGTATCTGCTGTAAATAAAGCAAGATAGATGTTTGTTGGTTGTGTGTAAGCAGTGTTGCCTAATACATGGTCCAATACTGCATCTTCTAAATAATCTGAAGCCGCTGACATAATATTTCTCCTTCTTTGATATATGTTGTCTGTTTCTTATATGACAGACAACATGGAGTTGTCCTGTCAATTGTATTTACCCCAATACCATCTAAAACGTCAAAAAACGTGAAAAAACGTCTCAAAAAGTTTATAGATCGTATCCATACACAGTAGTAGTGGTTCCTGTAATTAATCCATTTGCCGCTACACTGTTAAATGACGTAATAACATTATATGGTATTCCGCCTAAACTGCTTGAACTTGCTACATTTATAGTTGTATCAATTTGCATTGCACCACCACTAACGCTACAAGTAAGTGGAACTGTAACTGTGCTTTCTCCTGCTTGTGGTATAGGTAAGTATGCACTTCTTCTTACAGTAACGTCTGTGAGTGCACCACTTGTGCCATCATACACAGCACACCATACAATAGGCACTAATTCATACACACAAGTAGTATCTGCAGGTGGTTGAGGTCCTGTTGTTGCGTTATTTTGAATTGTTACGTCAACTGTGTTACTTGCAATCGTACATGAATTTTCTGCTGTTGGTGTAAATGTTACTGTGCAGGTTTCATCAGCATTGAATGCACTATCGTCTGTTGTGTTTATAGTTAAACTTGCTGTGTTTGACGTTACAGTAACAGTGCCTGACAATGCTGTGCTAATACTGCCTGTATCGCCACTAATTGTATAATTTAGTGTATCACCATTGGTTTTACCTACCGTTGCTACATTGATAGTTGTGCTTTGTCCTTCTGTGATTGAACTTGGTGTTGCTGTTACGCCTTGAACATATTCTGATGGTTCATTATAAACTCTGTAGTGTGTGGTGTTATCACCAAGTTGAACAGTAAAAGTCTTATCTGCAGATATATTGTCTACAGTAAATGTTAAATTTGCACTACTACCGCTCATTGTGACAGTGCCTGTTAATGGTATATCTATTTCACCTTCAGACAAACCACTTACAGTATAATCATAATTATAATTTGGTGTTTCTAAGAAACATACTTCACAATCATGACTGACTGATAATGTTGAAGATTGTCCTGGACACAATTGAATTGGATCTGATGAACTACCATCACCTTGTGCTGTAGGTCCATCTGCAGGAGCGTGTGTAAGAGATGGTTTTTTAGCACCTGCCTCCATTAATTTTTGTGTGTCTTCATTGTTAAATTGTATATCTTGTGTTAGAACACCTGTGTCTTCATCTGCTGAAAGAATATTTTTGAACAAACCGTTTGCAATACCTAACAATGCATTTGCGCCTAACAATTTTGCAATGTCAAAACCTGTTTTGGCATCATCACTTTGATCTATTTCTGCGTTGAATACTTTGGATTTAATACCATTGAAGTTTGAACGTCTTTCATATGACAATCCGCTTTCAGTGTAGATTGTGCCATCATATTCTTGTGCTGTTATACTATAGATTAATTGTCCATCATCTGTATCTTCTTGATCAATTTGAATTACTCTGAATTTTTTGTTTACAAAACCTAAAGCAGTATTCGTTATATCAACAATATCTCCTGCTTGTATATTGTTACTGTCAAAATCAGTTCTAAACTCTACAATTAAGTCTAATCTACTTTGTTTTAATTCTCTACCGCCAATGAATTGTGCTTGAATAGGATCATTTGTGTGAGGTAAATTTAATTCTAATATGTTGTCAATTTCACCCTGATATCTGTCTGCACTGTCTATCTCAATGTCAACAACATCAACAGTGTCACGCATATCTTTGTGTGGGAACTTGACACTTACACCATTATACATTTCTGTAATGCCAGTGCCACTGACATTTATTTCACCTATGATGTTTGAATCTTGAAAACCTATAGTAGCAGGTGAAGCATCATTTAGAATAGCAATCCATTTACCTGTGTTAGGATCCCAACTGATGAACGCACCACTTTGATTTGCCAAAGTGTCAATGTTATCCAACACATTCTTGCTTGTGTCTACTAATCCGTTTATTCTAAATTTAGGTTGTGTCGCCATCTTTTAATCCTTAACTATCATACTGATTTACAGCACCTACATTTGTATATGTTATACCACTTCCTGAATCGTAGTAATCTACGCCGCCATCACCAATCCATAAAGTATGATTAGGTCCGCCATCTTCATCATCTACAATAGCAATTTGTTCTGCCCATAAACTTGAAGCATTGGTAGAAGTTGAAGACGCAATGGTTTTGATATGATCGTAATATTCTCTATCATAAAGATAAACATTGTTACCTTTGTGTGCATATGCAATATATCTTTCGCTTACTGTTACAAAAGTTATAGTAGCACCAGAAATAGTTATTGTAGTCAACGTGTTGCCTGTGGATAAATCAACAACTTTACCATCTAAATTATATAAAATATCATCATATATTACACCACTACAGGTAATACCGCTTATTGTGCGTTCAAGTGTTCCAGAGGACATACCATATACTAATGTATTGCCTGATTGACCTATAGCAATATAATTTTGGCTTACCAAAACATTGCCAATGGTAGCACCACTAACTGTAATAGTATGTTTTGAATCCAAGCGTTGTTGACTGTAATTTACATCATAGATGTATGCTTTGTTTTGTCCACTTTGTTTACCACCAAGATATCCACCGTTTACATCAAAATTATCATTTGAACTCCAACCACTAAAGTTTGATAGAGTTACATTGGTTGATGTAGGATTGAAAGTGAACACACTGCCTGACAGTTCTCCATCACCACCATCTAATCTATATACACCAGGTCCATTTACGGTGCTATTGTTTACTGCCGCCCAATATTTTGTATATACACCATATTCTCCAAGTGTTGCGTTTGAAGGGAACTGGTTAAAATCAGGAACCAGCGAACTGTATCCTGTTTCATCATTTGCTGTCATTACTGCATAACCGCCTATGTTGGTGTAACCGCTATTTGTTATAAATCCTGTCCATCCAGGTGCAAATGGCGAACTGTTTATTCTGTTATCTTGTTCGTTTGAACGAGCACGTATATATCTACCAAACTGGTTATTGCTACTGAATGCACCTGCTTGTGGATTTACGTACTGTGTTACTGTGCCAAATCCACCATATTTGGTTGCTACTGCTGTTAATGTAGATTGTGCAGTAATAGTTGTTGAAGGATCAAATATAGCACCTGCTGTAACATCAACAGAGAATCTTGCAAGTATAACTTTTTCAAAGTCTGCTTCATTTACTCTTATTGCCATGATAGGATGAGCACTGAATCCTCTTATAGGACGTTCTATAGCACAAGAAAGTGTGCTGGTTGAACTAAGAACTGCAACTGTTTTGAATGTGCCTACACTCCATTGTTGATTACGTCTGCTACCATCGTTGGTATAACTGATAGTGCAGGTATATTCAAATGCACCTTGGTGATCTGAACTTGGCAATGTAATTGTAGGTGCTCTTACTGCTTCCCAATCACTCACGCTGTCAATACCACTAACAGTGAATACGCCACCGCTACTTGTAACAGTAACCCCTGCAGGTAAACTACCAAATGCAACTGTTGTGCCACTGATAGCACTAACATCAATTTCAAATGTTATTAATGTTTGTGTAGGTTGAATTATTTCTATAATGTCTATGGTTCTTTGCAGTGTAAAAGTCTGTGTTGTAATTGACTGATCTGTCAAATTAACAGCAGTAGGAAAATTGAATATAACGTCACTGGGGCGACTGTCTGTAAAAGTTACAGTACCATTTGCAAATGTGTTTAATTCTTGTAGTGTAGCCATTATTGTATATCTATCTCACTGCTGTCTATACCTGCACCATAACGTGTGTTCTGCAGAGAGTCATTCATTACGTCACCAGGTTGTGTCATTGAATTTGTTAGTTTAAATTTTATATCTTTACCAACGCTGGTTAATTTTTGTTTTTTATTATAAGTCAATTTTATTATTGCGAATGCAAGATTGTCCAATGTGTTGGTAGATGTCCAACCTGGAAATATGTCATAGGCATTTGATGTATTACCTGTGCTTTCACTTGAAAATGTAGTAGGTGAAGTGCTACCATTGTTGAAAGGATATACCTTAATCAAACCATTCCATACTGTGCTGGCGTTTTGATCATCATCGTATATGTTTTTTACTGTAACACCATCGCTTTGAAAACCTAACCTAAAATTGTCTATGTACGCTTCTTCAAATGTTATTGCACTTGCTGTTCCATCTATTAGATTGCCTGTTTTTTCACATAACACAACTGCCAAATACATATTCTTATTTGAACTGTCCAAATGTGCATCTATAATTTTGCCTGGCACAAATGCACTGCCATATAACACAGGCACACTGTAGTTTGTGTCAGGATCAATTGCAATTTGAACACCTTTGTCTTGTATACCTTGGTTGCCTTTGTTAGCACTCTTAAGAACACGATTAAGAGCATAACCTAAAAGAGCAGTTCTTGCCAGTGTTCCTCCAATACTATCACCTGTGACAAACCCTAATGCTTTCTTGCCAAAACTTTTTATATTGTTTAGAAAACTCATTGTGGTGCTCCAAAATCAAGACTTGTGCCTTTGATGATTGGCACTCTATCCATTCCTGTGTCATTTGGAAAGAAACGTTTGTTGCTGGTTGGATTAGTAAGTCTACCACTAATCTTTTCTTTTAGAACGCTGAATTGATTAGAGCATTCAAACAAGATAATGTTAGAGGCAGTTCTGTCTGCCACTGAAAATTCTTCTTGTAAACTCCAATTGTTTACTCTGCCAAAAAAGTAACCTTGTGTAGAAATAAATGTATCGTCAACTTGTCTAAACTGTCTACGTACTTCTATCTTACTGCCTTTTACTTTGCTGTATAAGATGTCTGTGATATTACCAGAAGGAACACCGCTGATACTAACTGTAATACTGTCACTGCTGGGACGTATTTCACTTGTAGTTGGTGTAATTTTTAACAATTCACCAAGAGGTGTATAATTGTCACTGTCAATAGTAACTGCTACATCGCTGTCTGTAAATTTGAATTCTTGTTGTGCATAACTACCAGAAGAAGTTGATCTATATTCTTCAACTGTTAATTTTACAAATAGGTTTGTCTTTACTGCTGTAAAAGACGTTAAACTTGCCATTCCTTAAACCTCCACAAATACAAATGGGCCACTCCATCTAATCTGTTGATTACCAAACACTGTCCACTGTGGGAACTCTATACACAAAACTGTGTAACTTTCATCACTTGATGGTGCAACATTTGAGTAATACCATGGGTGTGTTGCATATGGTATTGAAATTGAATCTGTTGTATGTTTGTCCAATGTTTCCATTGCTTCTATACTTGCACGTTCGTCTGCCCATTTAGGTCCATCAGGTAGTTGAACTGTGAATATCTTTTTAGGTGTACCACGACTGACTGCTTTCACTGTGCCATCACGTGCTTGTGTTGATGCAACTGTGTCTAATCTATCTATTGACAGTGCAGTTGCGTTGTTAAATGCATATTGAAAACTCATCTATCTTCTCCCTGGCACTTTACGTGCACCTTGTTGTGCTATTGCATGAATAAACTGTGGGTCTCTTGCAACCAACTGTTTGAAACTTGAAGCATCAACTGCGTTTATATTATATGTTACATTGCCACCTGCTGTGATAGGCGTAACTTGAGCAGGTCCACTTACCAGTTCAGGACCTCTTTCACCTACAACACCAAATGATCCTGCAGGTATCATTCCTCCATTTGCAAAAAATCCTGCAAATATATTGCCTAATGCCGCGGCACCACCACTTCTACCAAATGCACCAAATGTTTGTGCAATTAACTGTTGAATTTGACTTCTCAACAGTGTTTCAAGTATATCTGCTACCAAACTACGGAATTCAAGTTTACCTGTTTTAACAAAATCTACAATAGTGTCTTCAATTCCTTTTGTAACCTGCGTGAATATCTTTTCTGCTTGTTTCGCGGCATTGGTTGCATCATCTGCAAATGATTCAAATGCCTGTTTCCAACCATATGCGAATGAACGTTGTATTTCTCTTTGACGTTCTGCTTGTTCTTTAATTTTTTCAAATGCTTCAACTGCAAATACTTCTAAACGTTGCATCTCT